ACAGGCAAGACGGTTCCTGAGCGGGTTGTAGTGGAGGCTCCTTGGGAACAGGACACCACACCGGTCATTGACTTGCTGAAGGCTATCAAGCCTTCTACGCAAGAGTTCCGCAGTACGGACAACATCCACGTATCCGACATCATCAGTAAGTGCGTACGCAAGATTGCGCTCATGCGTCGGTTGAATCTGCGCCACCCGCAGGAACAACTGATGGATGGGCATGCAATCACGTTCGCGATTGGTGACGCGATTCACGACTACATCAAGGGGCGGTTTGTCAAAGGCCATCCCGACAAGGTTCATGCCAAATGGGCCTGTCTATGCGGTAAGGAATGGTTCGTTGGCTTGTTTAAGGATCGGCCGAGGAAGCAATGCGATCACTGCAGCACGGCCCCATACAAGTACAACGAAGTCCGAATCACCGACAGCGAAACGAAACTCACTGGCTCCCCCGACTTGTTGTTGTGGCTGGAGGAGCTAGGCGCGTATTACATTGTCGAGATTAAGTCTGCGGCGGCGGAGACATGGAAGGAGATGGTTCGGGCGGAGCCTAATCACAAGGTTCAAGTCTCACTTTACTGGTGGCTTCTACAACGTGCTGGCATGCCAGTTGTTAACCGCACAAGTGTTCTGTATACCAACAAGGAATTCAGCTTCAAGTTTCCCTACAAGGAATTTGTGGTTGACCCGCATACTGTTGACTTGTCTCCGTACATGGAAGACCTAGAGAAGCTGGCCGACGCACTTAAAGGTGGGGAGCTACCGCCTCGCATTATGTGTGGCGGGCCGGATGCTCCAGAGGCTAAAAAGTGTCCGGTTCGGGTAACGTGCTTCGGTTGCTGACGATGAGCAGAGTTCTTGGCATTGACCCTAGTTTGACCTCGCTTGGGTATGCTTACTTTGACGACAGAGGTTTACTTCAGGTTGGACGCATTAAACCTGACGACCGCAGGGGCGCTGTTCGACTCATGTATCACGTTGAGCAGATGGATGCGCTCTTATCCAGTGCGCGTCCTAGCCTTGTAGCCTACGAGGGGTACGCCATGGGCCGACCGGGGCGGGGAGCTATGTCCCGCGCTTTTGACCTAGGTGAGCTTGGTGGGGTCTTGAAACTTCACATTTTTTCGCGTAGTATTCCACTATTGCTTGTTCCCCCGTCTTGCTTGAAGCTGTTTGCTACCGGCAAAGGCAACGCTGACAAGAACAGCGTGAAGCTTGCCATGGGTAAGCATTTGGGTAGACCTTTCGACTCAGATGACGAAGCTGACGCATACGCGTTGTTGCAGCTAGGCAACGCGTTTTGTGATCGTAGACAACGGCCGCGTGATCCGCGACACTTCAGGCACACCGCATTGCGCGGTTGCGAGTTGGTACAAGCGGTGTAGGTTGAAATCGATTTCAACCGCAAGTTAGAATGTAATCCCCGCAAGGGTTTTTTCAACCAAAGGCAAAGGTGGACGTTATGAAAGTCAAACAGGGTGGTACGATTGTTTTCAAGGGCTACTCCGAGACTCCGGAAGAAGGTCAAGCGATGCTTGAGGAAGGGCAGGAGTACGAGGTCGTTGAAGTGAATGCGGAAGATAAGTCGGTTGTCGTCCGCATCGACAATCCGGATTTCAACCCCAAGAAGAAGGAATCGGAAGCTAACCCGAAGACGATTTTGCTGGATGTCTTTGAGGAAGAGTTCACCGTTCCGGCAGCAAAGGGCAAGGCGAAAGCAGCGCCCGCCAAGGCGACCCCGGCACGCGGCCGTAAGGCGGCGGTCGAGGAGACCGAGGAAGAAGAGTCTACGGGAGACGAAGACGAAGAAGGCGAGGAGGGCGAAGAGGAAGAGGCCCCGGCCAAGCCTGCGAAGAAGGCGGCTAAGAAAGTTGTCGCCAAGAAGGCAGCGGCCAAGAGCGCCAACAAGCCGGGTCGGCCGAAGAAGGCTGCGAAGGCTGCGAAGGCTGCGAAGGATGAAGAGGCTGAAGAGTCTAGCGACCCCTACGCCGATCTGGACGAAGAGCATGAAGACCAAGAGATTGTGGAGTTGGTCAATGCTTCGGATGACGTTCTCGCGCTGGCGAAAGAGGTCTCGGAAGAGGCTTCGGCCGTTGAGTACAAGCTGGGCGGCGTCCTGTTCCACGTTCGCAAGTCGGGCGCGTACAAGGAACTCGACAACCGGTATGGCGAGAAAGGCGGTTTCAGTCTCTACGTTCTTGAGCAACTGAACGTCGAGTACCGCAAGGCGATGTACTTGATCGACATCTACTACAAGTGGAACAAGTTCGGTCTGGATGCCGAGAAGGTCGCGCAGATCGGTTGGGCTAAAGCGTCGAAGATTGCCGCAGTCATGACCGAAGACACGGCTGAGGAGCTTCTGGAGCTTGCCGAGAACAACACGGTTGCCGATCTGGTCGAGAACATCAAGACTTCGTATAAAGAAGTCGGCGGCACGAAGGGCGAGAAGAAAGTTCTCAAGACCTTCAAGTTCCGTCTGTTCGAAGATCAAGCGGCGGCGGTCGAGGAAGTTCTGCAGGCGGTTGCTTCGTCCATGGAGTTCAAGACGCTGGATCAGGCGTTCGAACACATCATCATGGAGTGGGCGACCGAACATCCGATGACTCCGGCCAAACCGGCGAAAGCGGCTGTGAAGAAAGCGGCTCCTACTAAGGCCCGCGCTTCCGCCTAACTTTTGGTATGCAGTAGGGACGGGGGCGCATGTCGCCCCCGTTCGTCTTTCTGGAGATTCGTATGGCGGTCGTACGTAAGAGTCGGGCGCGAAAGACCAGCAACAAGAACCATCGCGTACGTCTGGACTATGTAGACATCAACTCGCTTGTCCCGTACCAGTACAACCCAAGGGACAACGAGGGGGCGGTGGATTCCGTCGCTGCTTCCATATCCAACTTCGGCTTTCTCATTCCTGTTGTTGTTGACTCCAACAACGTCTTAGTTGCAGGACACACCCGCGTCGAGGCAGCTAAGAAGCTGGGGATGGCTGAGGTACCGGCCATACACGCAGATCACCTTACCGAAGATCAGATCAACGCTTTTCGGCTTATCGACAATAAGGTCGCTGAGCTAGCGAAATGGGACTTCGATCTGTTGTCGGGGGAGATAGCGAAGCTTCACGATTCAGGTTTGACGCTCACCGACTTCGGCTGGACGCGGGAGGAGTTGGATTGCTTGGGGCAAATGGTTGCGGATGACTGCTTGTCTACCGAGGGCTTGGTAGACATGGAGGCTCAGGAGCGGTTGCGTAGGGCGGAGAGACGCGCCCCGGCAACTGCTAGGTTCGTCCTAGGGGAGCTTGTCTTCTTCATCTCGGCTACCGACTACCGCAATTGGGTAGACGGCATCCGCACGCTGCACGACTACAACGAGACAGAGATTATTGCCGACCTTAAGCATAGGCTGGGGATTACGGAGACGTAGGAGGGTGTATGGTCGAGTACGATTACGCTGCGGCGTTAGAATTAGAGAACGCAAGGCTTCGCGCATGGTTTGAGAAAATTAAAACTTGCTGCGGCTATGTTTTGGAGGAAAACAAAGCGGGCGTTATTGTGAAAGAAGAAGGTAAGGAGCTACGCTCGTTGGCTACGTGCGTAATTCGCGATTGCGATAATGCGCTTAATGGTGATCCCTTGCAGCGAACTCCTGCCGGTGACTGGGCTGCTATGCATGTTTAGGATTTCAAATGAAATCGATTTCAAAAGTCTCGGCCGTATTGACGGGTCGGCTGCATCCGGATTCCAGCAATCCTCGCAAGCCAGACCAAGCGAGGATGGCGCTGTTGCAGTTGAGCATCCAGAAGCTAGGGTTCATCATGCCTGTTTACGCGACAGAGCAGGGCATGCTGCTTTCCGGCCATCAGCGGTTGACAGTAGCTAAGTCGTTAGGGATCAAGAAAATCCCTACAGTCGTGGTTGATGTCAAGCAGTCAGACATCAAGGGTATCAACATTGTCTTCAACCGCGCCACCAACGATTTCAGCGCCTTCGATACGGGGCTGAAAGCTTCCGAGAGGCTTCACTATGCCGACGTACTAGAGGCGGCGGAGGAGCTACCAGACTTCGAAGGCGAGGACTTCTACGCCCTGCACGCAACTGAGATGGCTATCAAAGGCTTGGGGGCGAAAGAGGCAGGCAAGTACGACAAGAAAGCGGCAGTCATGGCAGAGAACATGCTGCGGCTAGGGATTCATATCCCCATTGTCGTCTCCGAGTCGGGGCGGATCATCAATGGCATTCACCGACTGTTCAACGCCAAAGAACACGACATCAAGACATGGCCGGTGATTACGATCCCAGATGATGTCGCGGATGTAGCACTGACCTTCCTCAACTACCTGTCGATGGACTTCCACGTTGACGAGGAGTTTGCAGATGTTCTTAGATTTTCTGCGTACCGTCGCCCGCAGAATAACCGGGGCGCTGTACCAAAGGCTTACCGATTCTGGGCTAATGGATGCAGAACGCTACTGGACGCCAACTCATACTCCGTCGATTACTGGCGGAAGTTCCGTGACTTGCACGGACAGTCACTACTCGACTTCGGGGCCGGTCTGGGTAAGGTCGCG